GTCTTTGTTTTTAGACCACGTAGTAAACCTCTCACTTTCTGAAGGGGCGGACCTAAATTTATCTTTATGCTCGCCATATCCGTATCTCCTTCACAGGCTTTATGTGAGCAAGCGAGTAAATAACGGCTTCAGCTAGGTCTGGTGACCTTCCCAGCTTCTCTTTTATCTTGTCTTTCGGAACAATCTCAAGCTGACCAGCCGAATTCTGTCCGTATTTTATAGCCATGAGCTGTGTCGCAAGCTCGCGGTCATCGGGAATATCCAAATCTCCGAGTATCTCCCTCAAGCCAAAATGGATTTCAGCTCTTTGATTCTTATATCTGGCAGGATTCCTCGCTTTACCTGCTCCGTGTATCTCAACAATCTTGATTCTGACCTTGTACTCTGCTTTCACAAGCTCTCTTTTTCTCTCCGCGCTAACCATCTTCAAAATCATCTCCGTGTACAACTCCTCCTTTTCAATTCTCAGCTCTTTCAGTCTATCAACGCCTCCGCCGCCCATGCCGTCTGCATCAACTTTTATCGCTATCTTGCTCAGCTTATCTCCCCATCTAGGGATAACTTTATCCTGGCAGCACTTCCAAATTTCTCCTGTAGTTCTCATTAAGTCATGTCCTTGAGCTTGGCTGTGAATCCGAACTCGCAAGCCCTCACGTAACACGATGACCGACTCGTCATCTCCTTCCCTGCCTATGTCTGCGCCTATCTCAACAGGCTCTCCTGGTTCCACGCGCCGTTTCTTGGCTTTTTGAACTTCGAGATAGGTAAAAACATTGTCAGGCTCGCCGATTGCCTCCCAGTCGCCCTGAAGCAGTGCTTTTATCTCCTGGGGAGTTAGGATGTCCTTCATGTTTTCTACATAATCGGGAGGGAGATTTGCCAGATTATCGGTAGGGAGAGAGGGAATAAAGATGTGATTCTTATGATTGCTTTCTATAAACCTCTCTTTAATCCAGCCGATATTTGGATTGCATGACAGAAGGAAGTAGTATTTAATCCCAGGAAGCTTCAATCTCAAGCGTGTGGCCAGCATTCGAAACTCGGTCGCTGTGAACTGCTCGCTCTGGTCTAAAGCTATCCAGCCGTATTCCCCGGACATGAATTTTTCCCAGTCGTTTGGCTTGTCACCCACACCACCATAGCGAAGCCTGGACAAGTTTTTGAAAGTTATCATCCCCCGCGAGCTATTCCAGTCAAGAATGAGTGTCGGGTCCAGGAACTTCTCAAGCTGAGGTAGTACAGTGTCTTTGAAGCTCGGCAGAGTCTTCCTCATCAACAATCCGAAGTTGCCTGGGTAGTCGAGATTTAGCTGTAACCCTTCATTTATAAGAGCACCCGTTTTGCCTCCACCCATCGCACCGCCGAAGAGCTTATACATCTCGGGTGCGGCATGAAACTGCATCTGCTTCAGATTTGTCCGAGGGTCATACCTCTGGGTGAGGTCAACGTCGACCGTCTGTACGACAGCCTGTTCAAGCTGCATTATTTTTTCTCCTCTGGTTTGGCCGCGGTTTCAGCAGGTCGAGGGACCGCTGAGATGACTTTAATAACTGTGTCCGTGGGCAGTGTTACATCTAAATTCGAAGGCAGCATCTTGGAGAGCATCTTATAAAATTCCCCTTGGTTCTTTGTGTTTTTTGTCGCCCATGAATAGAAGCTGTCGATGCTGTCTTTTTGCTCCGACTCGGTTTCAATCTTTTCGAAGACTTCAATAAAGGCTTTCTTCAAATCAGTAAATTTATTTGTCCTTCCTTTTTGCCCGCCTGGATTGCCTTCTCCAAACCTTCCCTTCGCATCCCGAGACTCATCCGCCTTTTTATCTTGTTTTGCAAAAGGGTCGTTCTCATTCATTTCTTCCTCCTCATTTCATCAGATAATAAAAAGCGAACACAAATATTAAACAGGCCGTAACGGGATTCCGAAGATTCTGCCCTGCGATTCTGAGTATCGTTTTAAAGAGATAGAACTTTGTAGCCGTGACTTCGAAGTAAACCTTCCCGTCTTTGTGTCCGACCATTTTCGTAGTCAATCCTCTCGGCGCTCTCATGGCAGTTTCTCCTCGATTTTATCAAGCCTTTCTTTGATGGTCTCGACTGCTTCTTCCAATGTCGCAAGTCTCTCACCGTGACTGGGATTCTCCTTACTGACTTTTTTGTTATTTCTGTCTCTCAATACCTTCAGCCCGATATAGATAATCTGACCCAGCGTCAGAACTATTAGCCAGCCGTATTTAAGAACTTCACCTTCCATGTCATTTCCCCAGAACAAAGCCTCCAAGGAAGCCCAGTATTCCACCGATAATGCCTCCGAGTTTGAATCCTTTTCTCCAAGACCTTTTGCCACGAGCCTCAGAGAGATTGAACTTGCCTTCCCACTCAGCACTAATCCCATAAGCATCAGTGAGTTGTACACCTCTTTCTGCGTAGGCTTTGTTCTTATCTTCTATAACATTCTTCAGGTCAGCAACTTCATTCTGACTTGTTAAGAACTGGTCAGCCCAATCAAGAGCTTCCTTCTTGAAATAAAAGACGTTCTCCAGGACTACCAGATTATCCTTAGCACAGTCCAGCGTGAAGACAACTCCCTGCTCCTGTTGCACAACATCTGGGCAGTTTATAATCTCTATCGTCCTCACGATAACCTGCGTCACAGGCATCTCTCGAATCTGCTTCTTTAGCTCCCGCTTCTCAGCCAACTTCACCCGCATCTCCGCATCTTTCCTTCGGATTATCACTTCCTTATCCATAGCCAGTTCGTAGTTCTTCTCTGAAGACGCTATGGCTGTTGCTTCCCTTTTCTTGCTGTCTCCTATCTTCACCCAAAGCTCGCTGATTTTTGTGTCCTTCTCTTTGATACTCTTATTATACGTATGGGTCGCTATGGCGCTGTCAATTTTCAGATAGATGAACACCGCAAGGACAGTACAGATGCTGAGTATGAGCCAATTCTTCTTTAGCCACTTCCTCATTTTTTTCTCTCCCTGTCTTTTTCTCTTTGCATTTGACTAAGTATCTTGTTAGCCCCAGCGACACCGTGTTGATGAACCATGTCTTTATACATTGTTTCATGTCCGTAAGTCTGGGGGACATAAGGGTCCGACGCTGTATAAGCGTCTTTCTCTTTCTTTTTAGTCATAGCATCTCCTTACACAATCCTTTAAATATTCCATATCAAAGAGCTTGCCAGGACATGATTTGTGCGGAGCGAAGTTATGGTGGGAATAGATATCGTTGATTGAAAGCTCGAAGAGGTCGAGCCATAAAGCGATAATCCGCGCACCAGCCATCACCAGTTGAGGCTTCGGCGCTTCTTTATCATAGTCGCCGACAAAGCAGATGCCGAGTGAATGAGAATTCTGTCCTCTACAATGAGCGCCCGACTCGGTCCACATCCTCCCCATCAGAGCTTCGAAGTAAAGCTCTTCCCCGCTCTTAACGAGTTCCACACCGCAGTGATAACCGATATCTTTGTAGGGACGCTTTAAAATCTGAGTATGGTATTTACGGATTGCGCCCCAGCTCACCGTGCCAGAGTCTTTCGTAGCACTGTTGTGGACTATTATTTGCGAAGGTATAAATTTCGCCATGTTACTTAATACTATAAGCCCTGTTTTTGGGGGGTTTGGGTGAGTGTGGTCGAAAAGACCTAATAGGGTGGTAAAAAGAGCCAACCTATGTGGCTCTTTTTACATATTGACAAGCTTTTCAATTTATGGTCTTTTCCTCAAAGCTTTCCCTACCATGCTCCTTTTTCAGTATCTTCTTCACCGTGCCATTCGGGAAGCTGTGCTCTCTCACGAGCCTGACATCTTCGCTCGATATCTTATCTACAACAACCCTCAGAGCCAGGACTTCGTTCTCTTTCCACGCCACTACATCGAAGACCGAATGCTTAACAAGGAAGACACTGTACGAAGCTGGAGGGCTTTCGAGAAGAGTCTTCGCCCTCTCGCAAGCGCGTCTGTGTCTCCGCTTCTCTGCTGGCATTTCAGCAGTGCTCCTCTCTCAAAAATGGGGGCCGTCCCCTTTTTCTCGGCCATCTTCTCTTGTCCACTTTCAATAAAGGAGGACGTCCCTCTTTAACATGAGAAATACCGAGCTTCCCGTCTTCTATCTTTCCCTGAATATCGAGAGGGATACGATGCTTAAAGCCGTTCTCATACAGCCAGACCCAGCCAGGCTCGATGCCGTATTTGCTGGAGAACTCCTCAATCTGTTTAAAGGTCATCCCTCCTTTCACAGCGAGAAGCGCAGCCTTATACTTCTTGTAATGATAAACTGCGTTCATTCCACTGTGCAAGCCTAACCTCTCAGCTATAACATTCCATTTAAGCTTATCCACATCTCTGAGATAGGCAGCTCTCTCGCCCAGTTTCAGGCGTTCTTCTTTAGACTTCCAACGACCCATCTTACTTCACTTCCTCTTCCTTTGGCTGAGGTTCGGGCGGTTCGATAAGGGCGTTCTCATTCCAGGTCTTCATCGCTTCGAACTCCTCCCGTATCTCGTCTGCCAGCACGTTGTATTTCTCCATAAGCCAGACCAGCTTATCGACGTCAATCACTACAATCTCGACTGGTGGTGAGAGTACGAATTTTCCCACCACAGTACCAGCCACGAAAATGAGAGCCACTATGAACAGGGATATGAGGAAGCGTTTCATCCCACGGCTCCTTCTCTATCCCGAACCGTCCGTCTTCGGCGCATCTCACGTGCCTTGATTTGTTGCTGACGGCGTCTGCACTTCTTTACCTGCTCGCGGCGGCGACGCTTCTTGGAGAGGCGGATTCGCTTCGTACGCTCCTGCATCTCACTCTAACCTCAATATCCGAGTGTGCAGGCAGTTAGAGCAGAGGACTTTTATATGGTTCCCGTCAACCCGGTGAACGTCCATCTCACTCTTACACATCCTGCATATAAAGATAACGGGTAATATCCGTTTTTCTTTCTCACCTGTAGCTCTCATCTTACCTCCTAGTTGACATATTCTTATGTGACACCAGTATTCCCTATAATCTACATATCCCCATATCCCCATTCAATACTCACCTGGAATCCCAGGAAGTTTAAATATGCAAAATGATTCTCAAGGACTTTGGAATAACCAAGTGATAAGAAATCAAAGCTCCTTGCGAACATATCAAAGTCGCCAGGAATCTTGAAAACCTCCAATGTTTTACAACACATTCTTATTTTCATCTTCCCTCCATGAACCTGCCCCGACTGAAAAGGGGACGTTATACGATTGATAATCTGGAGGTTTCGTATGCCGATGACGCCACGGAATTGTGGCTAAAGGCGGGGTCAAGGGCAGGTTCGTTTTCGTCATTCTCTCCTCTCCCCTTTATAGGGAAATTCTAAAGATACGGACATTAACCCATTATGCTCTATCTTCCCAAAATGGATATTCCGGGAATCTATCATCACCCAGGATTTCTTAGTCCTGCCATGGCCACAGCAGCAGGCACAGGTCTTTATCCCATATCTATTGAGCATCTTAACCAGGGGAGCCAAGCATTTATCAATCGGTTTTATATCCTCCCGCTCTTCCCCGGTATAGCTCGCCTCCGCAAGGATAGTCACTTTCAAGGGGACTTCATCTCCGTGCTTACACACTAATACTCTCCTTAATCTTTAGCCTCAAATCTCTCCACGTATCCCTTATGAATTTCTTGGTCCGAGGCAGTCTCATCATGTCTCTGAAGGGTGTGTAGTCCAGGGCCATTTTAATCAGATTCTTCTCGTAGGTTGTGAGCTTGACACTCTCACCTGAAGTAAGCAGGTCATTCATCCTGGTAAGCTCCTCGCATTTGGCCTTAAACTCCTCCAGGCACTTAATCGCCTTCAAAGATTTACGCAGACGATAGCCGAGGAAGCATCCTGCGCCCGTAACCCCCAGTACGAGGATGACCAGAACTGTCAATGAGTTCATAGCACCTAGTCCTGCCTGAAGCATAAGGCAGAGAGGCGCGAATGTCAAGTATTAGTGGGATATGAAGGGTCGAAAAGGTGGAAAAAAGGTAGGACTGGAGGTCAAGATAGCCCTATTTTTAAGCAGAAATGGGATAAAATCTCGTGTTTTCCCCAACAGGCGTGAAATAATATCCCATTCCTGTAACCTGTTTATTCACAATACCTTTGTGTCGCATAATAAATATTATGTCAACTTCAGCTTCTGCCTATTTCTGTTTGAAATCTGGACAGTCATTCTTCGAATTCTTCACAGCGGCACACGTATCGTGAAGAATAGTCGCTCCTGGAGCAAGCCATTCCTGGCTCAGTATCTCAGGATTCGCTTTGCAATTGAATCCGTCACGATGTCTGCACTGAGAGCAGTAGGGTTTGTCCAGCTTTTCTTTCTTTCTTCTTAGCATTCCTAATCACCTCCTTGTTTCCGCATATAGCCGTAGTCTGCGGCTTCCTTTACCTTTCTCACCCATACCATTTTCGTTTTTTTTACCATTCATCTAACCATTCATGATTAAGCTGATGTAGCCCCATAGAGAAGTTATTAGGAGTCCTCCTTTGCCCACCGCTGGAGCTTGCTGAGGTTGTTTCGCCTCCATTCATTCATTCTCTCTAAATAATCTGCTACCCTCTCACGTTCCTGTTTTGCGTCCTGAAGCTTTTCCCGCATACGTCTTTCACTACCTGGAGGACACCAAAGCACAATTTCATGAAACTTGATATATAACTGAAGATGAACGAGACGCTTACGAGCTTCTCTTATCTTCTTATCGCACCTTTGTAAGGCTGTCGATTCCTTCATTGTTATTGCCTCTATTTAATGCCTCAGTAATTCTTTCTTTTTCCTCCAGGGACGAAGTCCCCAAAGAGTATCCTATACTCTTTGGTACATATAAAGCATTCTTTCCTTTATTTCTGCTTCTTATTCTTCTTCTACTTCTTATTCTTTATCTGTAAAAGACTTTTGTTAGGTGTTTTATGTCGGACATTTGTTAGGGACTTTTGGACGGACTTTTGGTAGGTTGTTTGGCTGGAGCTTGTTTCTCTCGGTATACTCTTATCCTTCGAGATACCTTTTTTCTGTCGTACTCACTCTGGTACACCTTCCAGTTCACTATTGAGATTACGTTGTTATCGAGCACCTGAATTTTCTCATGTCTTATCATCTTAACTTTTGCACTCGTGACGAGTCTGGGTTCGACTTTTAGCATGGATGCAAGCTGTTCATCACTATACCCTATAGTCGGGGTCACGGCTATCTTCCCCTCGAAAGGAGAGTCCGCTGCTAGAAGAAGAAATCCAATCCAGACCCACCGCTCAGCAGGGTCTGGGAACTCCTCCATCATCGTTCCCCGAAGACATTTTTCGACATAAATCTTAATCCAGTTTCGCCATCTTGCCTTTTCTGTCATCTTTTTCCTCCTTTTTTCCTTAGAAAAGTCTGAATGAGTCTCCGCATAATTGGAGACGGGCGTGTGCCATCACGTAACCACCGAATGACACTGTTGATGTGTACGTCCAGTTCCTTGCTCAGGGAATCGTAACTCAGCCCATGTTTATCTCTGTACGCTCTGAGTGCCTGGACTTCTTTAAGCTCTTTGTCTTTCATTTTACCTCCTTTTATTATTTTCTTAATGTTAAT